TAATTGGCCCTGAGCTTTAGTGGACCCGCTTTGTTCTGGGTCAGTTTTGCTAAGCGCCTGAGCTTTGCCTGAACATCTGCTCTGTCAGTTCCAAGAATTGTGATTGGTAGGTCTAGATTTCTCACGCCTCTTTTGGCGTGGCGAAAAACACCACCATCACCAGCTGAGCTTTCAATCCTGACCTGAGCGGGCGGATGTTGAACCCTAGAAAATCTGGGTTCAGAATGTAGCTTGAGTAATCAAACTCAATGGTGTCGCCGTTTGCCCCAATCAGGGAATAGTTTACGCTTACCAACCTGCCACCACCTTAGCTCTACGCATTGCCTGGAATAATTCTTGCTCCGAATCAACGGACTGATTAGGGGCGGCGTAGTAATTCACTGACTTGCCACTACCTTGTCCTAGTCCCATCATACTTTCAAACCTGTCAAGTGGCATGACTACCTCTGGGCCAGCCTCTCCAATCAATGCGTTGGTTGGGCGGTCAACATAGCCACCCTCAGCTAGGGCAATCCTTGGAATTGCAAGCCTGGAAAGGTTTGGAAGATTTAGTCCAATAGTAAGCGCATCACTAAACGGGGTGGCTGGAATGTTTATCTGAACTGTGTTCAAAAGATTTATCATGCCGTTGATGCCGTCAATAACAAAGTTGATAAAGTTTTCAAAAATGCTTATGTATCCGTTGACAATGCCCACAAAGAAACTTTTGATCCCGTTGAAAACATTTTCAAAGATTGTCTTGAAGCCGTTTACAACATTATCAAACCCTCTTTGAAACCATCCCAAATGCCTGTGATGAACCCAATAAACCCATCCCATGTTTCACCTAAAAAGGCCGTTGTTTTTTCCCAGCTCTCACTTAGGTTTTCGCCGATAGTGACAAAGAAATCACCAATGGCTTCCATGACCGCCATGAATACGGCGCTGAAATCTTCCCAAGCCTGACTGACAAATGCTGTCATTGCGGCCCAGATGTCTTGAAAGAATGTGGTTTGTGTGGCTAGGTAAACAATGCCAGCGACTAGGGCGGCTATAGCAATGGCAACTAGGGTCAGTGGATTCAAGCTCAGGATGGTATTCAGTATGGCTTGGGCAACGCCAAACAAGGTGGTGACTGTGGTTGCGATCCTGGTGGCTATCGCTTGCAAGTTGAACGCTATGAGCATCAACCCTAGAACCCCCACAAAGGTGGCGATTGTTGGAATGTTGTCAGTAATGAATCCGAAAAAGTCGCTAAATGCTGGGACCAAAGTTTCCATGATGAAGTCACTAACCCCTTGGAAAGCTGGGACCAGAGTTTCCTCTAAAAAGGGAACAAATGTTGTGGTCAAAAAGTCAGTAAAACCCACGGCGATAGGCAAAAGAACTGTGCCTAGTGTCAGCGCTAGGTTGTCAAAAGCAACCTTGTTTCTTTCAGCGCTACGGGTCGCATCAATTTCCTCAAATGCGGCGGCTGTTGATCCCAGCGGCCTCACCCCTGAGCGGCAAGCTCTTGGGCAAACTTGTCAGCGCCAGTGCCAGCCAATACCTGAACCGCTGAAACTGCCTCAACTGAGCCAAGTAGTTGTTGCATTTTTCCGTTGTTGCCGTCAGCGTAATCACTGACCGCACCCAAAGCAAAGCCAAGCCCCTCTGAATCAATGGCGGCCTGAGCGCTGTTGAACCCAAGCGCTTGGAAAATGCTGTCCATTTCCTCAGATGGTCGCTGTAGTCCAGTTAGTGCGGCCTTGAGCTGGTTGGTTGCCACTGAGGTATCAGTTCCACCCACGGTTAGCGTGGCGATTGCGGCGTTGATTTCCTCAAAGCCAACTCCAGCCGCCGCTGCTGCTGGAGCAACATTTGACATGGATGATGACAGCTCAGCAAATGTAGTTTTTCCACCCTTGACCGCTGTGAACATTGAGTCAGCAACCTTTTGGGCATCCTCGGCGCTAAGGCCAAAGGCGTTAACTACTGTAGATAGACCATCAACCGCTGTGTTGACATCTGTAGTTCCAGCGATGGAGGCCTTAGAGGCAACCTGTAGAAAACTTAGAGCGTTATCTTTCGGCACACCAGCTGAAATGGCGTTGTAAAGTCCATTAGTCAGGGTGTCTTGGGCAATGCCAAACTCTTTAGAGACATCCCCAACCAAGCCGGCGAACTCACCAAGGCTGGCTTTTGCGGCATCTCCTGTGGCACCCGTCAGGGTTACCACTTCGGTCAGGGCTGTCTTTAGATCAGTGGCTTCACTGACTGCCCCCGATAGAAACCCGCCAATCTTTGCGGCGGCCAGAGCGCCAGCGGCAATCCCAATGGCTGGGCCAATAGCTTTTTTGATGTTGCCAGCAAAGCCTTTTCCTGTGGATGTAGCAAGCGCCGCTCCACCAGCCCCGCCAGCGCTGCCCATTTCTTTGGCAATGGCTCCTTGAAATCCCTTGGCCACTGGGATAAGTGTCACATAGGCATAAGCTTGTTCTGCCATTCAAGGTCTCCATCTTTAGCTTTTTGTAAGATTGCTCTTGCATCCCTACGGTTTATTTTGCCAATGTGTGTTTGTCTTGCTTGCCCCACGGCCTTGGCCACGCTTTTGGTTTTCTCTTTGAGTTCACCTGGGCCAGTAGGTCATAAGTTGCGGCGTGGATAGTCCACTCATAAGTGATTGGGTGTTGCCATTTGTTCTTGGCTGTCTGTAGCCAGCTGGTGGGGTCTGCCATAAGGATGGAAACCAAGCTGATTACCTCTGGCCAGGGAACCTCATCCCCTAGCGCTCCCAGACCCAAGCCAAATCTGGCTCTAAAGTCATAGGTGAAAGCGTGTTTATAGTCCTCTAGGATTTGGAGGACTTCAAAGATTCCCCCACTGGGGCCCCCTGTGTCCAGCCTTGCATTGCCTCTGTAAATTCAGAGAGGCTCATGCTGTCAATAACAGACAAGCCCTTTTCGTCCAAGACTGATTCAAGCATGAACCACATCTGTTCATCAGCTTCAAGTTTCCTGGCTTTACGAATCACACCCACGGGCAGATTGCTAAAGCTTGGCAAAGTTATTTTGGTTTTGTTGTGCTCTATTTCGTACGACATCAATGCGGCCTCTCTTAGTGTTGCGGCTGAGGGTGGGATTTTTAGGCCCCACCCTGTAAGTGTAGCCCTGAGCCGCCGCCGCATGAAAGCGGCCCAGGGGTTCTTTGGTTTACGCCTCTAGCTGGCTAAAGAACTTCTTGAATGTGGTTGCACCAGCATCCGCATAAGCGGTCACTGTTACCTGGTAGCCCACTGCCTCGCCTGAGGCTAGGGTGCGTGTTCCAACTGCGGTGATTTCACCAGCTGGGATGTAGATGCGCTCAATGATAGCGCCATCAATCACATCAATCACGAATGACTGACGGCCACCTGTGGCGGTAGGGTCTCCAGTCAGAACACCTGCGGTAATGGTTGAACCGTAGTAAAGCTCTAGAACAGCTTCACTGGTTTCAATGAAAGTCAGTTCGATTGTGTAGGTTCCCTCAGAGGTAACCTCACGCACTAATGAACCGTTCTGCCAAGCTCTAATCTGGTTGGTTGTCCGGTCAATGTTTTCAGCAATACCATCAGCTGAGACATAGCCAAGATCAATGAAAGCATCATCTAGGGCGGTTCCTGAATCGGTTGGTGCGGTGGAGCCAGTTGGTGCGACATAAACAGCGCCCGAAACGGCCACCCTTACATTGTCTGAATCAAGTGCCATGATTTATTCCTTACTAGTTTGAGAGGTTTGACCCTCTATGGTTTACGGTGAAGCGCAAAAATCTGCGCTCTCCCCTAAGGTCTGTCACATCCTGAACTGAGGATTGAACAGAGGTTGCCACAATGGGATTTCCATCTGGCAAATCGTCAAAGATTGCCTGGGTCAGCAAGGCCAAAGCCTCTGCCTCTCCATAGCTTTCCTCATAAATTGTCACACCAATAACAGATTGCATCAGTGTCTTGCTTGGCTGGTTGCCACCATCACGCCTTAGAATGACCTGTGCGGGGGTTTCATCTGCCCTGATGGCAACTCGCACATCAGAGCGTGTCTGAGCCGTTAGAGCGGCGTTTAGCCTTGACACCAAATGGGCCATGATGTCTGTGAAAATTACGGCATCAGCCATCATGAGCCTCTCTTAGGTTTACGGGTTTTGACTTGAGTGCCACGGTCTCCACCTGCTAAGTCAAGTGCCCTAGACAAATCGCCTGTGTTTGCTTCGTCATAGTCAGAGCCTCTAATAACTTTCACTCTGGCTCTTTTGCCACCTCTGGCCACTTGAAGTTCTGAGCCTGGCAATGCCGCTTGAACTCTTTGCATTCTGCCTCTAAGCTCATCTTGAATCTCTCGGCTTTTGAGTAACTCACCCATGCCTTTGAAGTTCAGCTTGACTTCACCGTTTCCGCCTGGGATTCTGCTAGCCATTGGTTTCCTTTTGTAAGTCAATAACTGTGCCAGGGGTCCAGTAACCCAGACCATTGACCCAGTTGAAAGATTCGCCATCTAGGATGTAGCGCTCACCCAGGTAAATAAATACATCACTGTTATTGATTTCAACATCAGCATCTAGGTAAACGGTCAGCCCAGAGGTGATTGTGATCTCTGCGGCCCCTACTGTTTTGGAGCCAGTGCGGGCGGCTACTTTTGCGTTGAGCTCAACCTCAGTGGTTGTGAAAGTTGGTTCACCGTACTGGTCAACCCCTGCCAAACTTTGTATCACTTGGGTAAGTAATTGCATAATTTCCATTTCCCATTGTTGATGTTGATTTGAATGTCAGGCCACGGTAAGAATCCGCAACCTTGGCCTCTACTGGGGACATCATTACCTGACCCCCTACGGCCCAAGCCGCATAGCTCTGAGAGAATGGTCCAACGGTTTGTTGTTGCACACCAGAGGCGGCATCAGGGTTGATTGAAAGTGTTCTGGCTACCATGCCAGCGACTACGGCCACAACATCATTTGGGATGGTGGCAGATCCGTGCTCATAGGTGACCGTTACTGGGGTGTAAGATCCCAGGTCATAAATACTTTGATGGCCGTCAAAGGTAAAATCAATTATGTTGCCGTCAAGGTCCTTGACCTCGCTGACAGTTATGACGGGCCTTTGGACTAAGCGCACAACGCCATCCTTTGGGAATAACCTAACCACGCTTTCGCCCTGCTCAAACTTTTGGACAGCCCGCTGAATAAAAAGAGCTGATGCATCTGTCAGGTAAGCGGTGGCCTTGGAGCTTTCGGCGGCTGTGAGAGTGCGCCCCAAGCGAGCCTCAACATCAGTGATTGTAGCCAGTGCCATTTGGGCCTCTCTAAAAATTGTTTGGGGTATGGCTAAGGGGCCAGAGCGAACTCCAGCCCCTCAGCGGTTAGCCTTATTTAGGCTGAGACATACTTGATAACAGCGGCGCTCTTGATAACCTTTGCACCGTAAACATTCAAGCCTCTAACAATGTCAGAGAACTTGGTCTGGTTGCGTAGGGATTCGAGTGACTGAATCTGGTTGACGAACGCAACAGTGTCACCGTGGTATCCGACAGCTGAAACATCAGAGCCCAAGAGAGCAGACTCAAGAACATTCATTCCAAATAGTCTGGTGATTTGTCCATTGCGTAGTTCGTCAGTTGCACCAGCGGCGGCAACATCAGACAGTCCCTGGATTAGTAGGTCAGCAAAGTCTGGGGTTACCACGATAAAGCGGTCCCCAGTTGGAACCTTTGCTGTGGTCATTGCGGTACGGATTGAACGCACAGCGGTTTTTGCTTCATCAGCTGTGTCAACCACAACTTCACCAGAGTTGCCGTCAGTAGCGCCAGCAAGCATCTGCTCTAGTAGGTATGTTTCAGCATCCTCAGCTAGGGCCTTACCAGCGGCATCAGTCCAAGCGTTGAAAGTTCCAGCGGCCTGAACTGCATCAACATCATCAACATTTACAGAGAACGCTTTTTCCTGGTTCAATAGAAGCTGGACCTCTGTGTCTGAAAGTGCCTCAGCGGTGATTGAACGGCCAGCGCCAGCGTAGTCAACAATGGTTGGTGTGGTTGCGTTGATAATGTGGACAGTGTTGCCCACGGGTTTGCC